CTGCATTTTTAAAGTAAAAGTGCATTCCTCGGGTTGTCTTTAAGATGCTGCAGTTTAATTCCAATTGATCGACAATGTCTTTGATGATTTCAGCGTGTTCCTTTTTGTCCACATCGATCTGAATCATATCGTCAGCCAATACTCCGGCGTAATCGCCTCTGGCCGGCGGGATTGGCCGCATTTGCTGCAGCTTTTCATGTGGTACTTTCCCGCTGGTTTTTAGATATCCCTTAAACACTGCTGTCACCTCCTAACAAAAAGTCTTTTAGTCGCTTTTTGACCACCACGATATACCACTCTACGTCGAGTTTTGATGGCAAAGGCATATCCTTGACTCTGCCATTTTCAATAAAGCACCTGGCCGGAGTATTGGCGATCTTTTCAACACGCTCAAGCGTTTTATGTTTGATTACTCCTTGATCCCGTTTGCTACGAGAAGCAAACACCCTCAGCACACGCTCGTTTAAAATTTTGTTGCCATGCGCAGCATACACGTATTTAATTAGATACCTTGACGATTTTTTGAAATTCCATGAGATTATTACAACTGCGTATGGTGTCCTCCAGCGGTATACCTTGAACAAAATAATTGATGAGCGCTTTGTTTACAATAGGCAGATCGTTGTCCAAAACTTCCAGTTTCTTGACATAGGCACCCTTAGACTTATAGGTATTGTCCTCTCTTAGAATGAGATAATTATTCACGTCTTTTTGAAAGATTCGAACAAACCGTTCAAATTCCAGGACCATCCGGGTGCGAGCTTCCCACTCCTCGCAGATTTCTCGAATTGCCTCCATGGCCCGATCATGGATTTTCATAATAATACCGTCAGTATTCGATTGAATAAGAGCCCCATGTGGCTCGAGCTTTTCTATCAGGTCCAAAAGGAGCAATTGACCACCGACACAAACATTGTTGGCCTGACGAGGGTCAAATAGCGCATTGTACTTGTCTTTCATGGCACCATAGGTGCTGTTGAGCACAATTTTATACGGCTGTTGCAACGGATTTTTCTCTTTTTTCAACCGAATACGCTCATCTCTTATTTGACGGTACTTATCCGGATCGGCTACGCTGCGGCTTAAAAAACCGTACTCGATCATAAGCGCAGGATAGTAGGAAGCCACATCAATACTAAGGTACTGTCCTTCTCCCCGATAGTTGGCGATAGCTCCATGCAAGCCACCCCAGGCAAAAACATGGGGAATACCGACAACATCTGTTTTTAAAGATTTGTTATAGTCCAGGTTACCCGGATGCTTATACCACTCGGCAACATATTGATATTTACCGAGTCTAAGCGTATCCGGCAAGGCAATCTGAAATTCATCCTGATAGCTATGGCGGGTCGCTCCCAATATAATGGCTGCCAATTGCGGTTTAGTCTTGTGAACCATCTTTAGAGGAAGTCGAAATGTATTAAGAAGCGACAGCTGGCTTTCAAACTCGTCTATTCTGTTCATGAAAACTTCCATGGTTTGCTCAACATCATGTCTGCAGTAAATTTCGACATCCCTTAATTCTCTTTCAGTCAGCTTCCTTTCCGTTTTGAAGCTGACCTCGCTTTCCCGGATATCATTGCCCATGAAGCCCTCTAATTGTTTTAACCCATGCAGCGTGGTCATAGCATCAAATACGTTCAATGGAATCTTTGCAAAGGCGCTTGAATATTCCCAGCCTTTTCTGCCACCAGAAATAATAAATTTCGAGATTTCATAAGGATCAAAGCCAAGTAATATCCCTTTTAAAATATACTGGTCATAGCTGCGAGAGTTGTAGCCAATCCATATCTCCTCTTTGTTCTTCTCGTAGAAACGGCGAAGTTTTTCCGCATCGTTAGCTATTGTATGGAAGGCCTGGGCGTTGGCATCTGCCAACACCACCAACCAATCCTGGCAAAACACTTCAAAATCAAAGAAAATCATGAGGCAGTAAAAACATCTTCAATGCGGAAGGTTTTAAAGCCCTTATCGTTTTCGCCGTAATCGAGAACATATTCCAAGCCTTCCGCTTCAATGGCTTCCGTCACATCCATGAGCATGTCGTTATATTGCTTAAAGTTGTCAAAGTTGATTTCAACACCACTTTCCAGACTACGTAAAAACTCATTGGCCATATGAATGCCAAAGCCAGTAGTAAGCATTTGATAGTAAAAAATGTACTGCCCCTTATATTGTCCGGCTATAATTTTCATCCAGCAGGCAAGCATTGGTTCATCCGCCTTTTTACTGGCCTTTAGCTCCAGCTTGGTTACTTTAACCTCATACTTTCCCATAGGAACATCTTTGAAGTCTTGCTTGTTTTCGGCCGCCTTTTGTACGTCATTTTTCAAACCGGCGGTGTCGATCTTTTTATTCCACTTTTCCCAGATGTTTGACATAACGAAATCTCTCCTCTCACTTCTAAATTAAACTACTTTACGGGAACGACGCTTGGGCTTGTCCTCACTAGGGCCTACACTATCACCGGAAGCAATATCAGTAGTTTCATGCTGTTCTGCGTAATGCGCTTCTTTTTTAGCCTCGCTTCGCTGCACCGCTTTTGTGTCAATTTCCGGCTTGGCAGTTCGATACAATTCCATGAATTTGTGGTAATCGAGTTCGACTTTATCGGTACCAAACCGCAATCTCCCGCCACCAAACTGAATATTATCAGTTTTAAACTTCATCCAACGACTGTCATCCTCTTCAATAATAACGCGCCCAACAATATCGACCATTCCAGCAATTTTGTTGGCGTATTTCTCCTGAAGATTTGGCTTTATGGTCGTAATCTTTTCCCCGTTGCGCTTTGTCAGTTCCGACGCAATTTCATGACTGATGAGAATCACTCCATAGCCAGCGTTCGTCAGCCTTCGAATTTGGGGTAAGAACTCGGTCCGAACCATGTCGTAACCCTTACCGTAACCGGCATCAGCCTCATGGTTGATGCCAAGTTTGTCGTACATATACACCCGGCAATGCTCTAGGAGATCTTCCACTAGATCAATGACGATGGTTTTAAATTCATGCTGGCCAACGCACAAGGTTTCCACTGCGTCCTTAAACATCTGCCAGGCAAATATCGTTTCCTTAATCCGTCCATTCAGCTTGATTTCATCTCGAATAATGATCCGAGCACCATCGACGTATTTGACGTTCCCATCCGTATTGAGATGCAACACACTAGCCGCTTGATTGGCAAAGGTTGTTTTTCCGCTGAACGGAACCCCATATAGCCAAAGCACCGGGGCTGTCTCTTTGTCCACTTGGACTCTTTTGTTTTCAGGCAGTATTAACATATAATCCATCCCTCTCATGCAATATTCTTGATACTGACACCAGTGGCACAGTTTTGTAGGATTTTTTGGATATTCACTAGCCGCATTGATTTGATCAAGACTTTTGAAAAAGCGCTCTACTTTTTGCGGGTCAAACGCTACCTCGTTTACGCTCACATCCAGTTCCTCCAGCGTATCGGCCAAGCGCCGCCGGAATTGGCACAAACTCTCGCTTTTCTTTTGCCGTATGGAGGCTTTAGGAATGAAGATATAGCCCATGCGGCTTACCGAAATGCCTTGAAGCTTTTCTAAATAATGCTTGTAAATGTGAAGCTGTTCAGATTCGAGATACTTGTCCACGTTATTTGAATACTTGAAATCAAAGATTTCCACGTTGCCGCCATCCCTTTTGACGACAAGATCGATAAAGCCAGCAAATTCGTTTGTCTGAAGTTCATATTCAAAATGGGAACGATCATAGTCAATGATTGCTCTAACTTTCGGCAACAGCATTTCCAGCTTCATCATCTCATTGATGTGAAGATCAGCCAAAACACTAAACTGCTCACAGTACCACTGCACGGCCGCCGGAATTCCCTGCTCGATTCCCTTGTGCATGGCGTTTCCTACAATAAGCGCATCGTCCGGTGCTGGGTCTCTTATAGTACCAACTCCATCCAGATATTGAAGTTTAAATTTATATGGGCATTGATTAAAGGTACTGACTCTGCTATGGCTAAACCGCACCTGTAATCACCTCCCGTTTAAAGCGCTCAAATTCGGATGGTCTCAGCACACGAGCGTAGCCTCCCGCTTCCTGAATTTTAAACAGGCTGTATTTTTGTAGGACCGTAGGCGTGCCTTTTTCCGTTTTCAGTTCTAAGGCTACAAACTTGCCCCGGATACAGCAAAGCAAATCAGGGATACCTGCTTTCTGATAACCACCGCCCCATATTTTGATATGGTAGATGTGCTCTGCCCTTAAAAACTCAATCACTTTGTTTTG